AGAGATAAAGCAGTATTAGACCATTGTCACACTACTGGCTTTATCCGTGGAGCATTACACAACTCATGTAATGGTGCAGAAGGTAGAGTTAAAACTAAAGCACATCTAGGTCATAAAGGCGTATCTGCCGCAGACTATATAATCGGGTTAGGCAAGTATCTGGAAGAACACCAGACACCTAGCTTCAACCTAATACATCCAACGCACATGACAGAAGAGCAGAAGCGGCTACAACGTAACGCTAAGGCTCGTGCTGCCCGTGCTAGAAAGAAGGCTAAGAAATAATGGAAGACCAACTTTTATGGGAACAAGAATGCCTTAATCGTGGTAGACAAGCCTACTATGATAAGCAACAGAAAACACGCGAGAAAGGTAACGACCTGACAGACGCAGGAAGTTTCATCTTACGTGACCGTCTAATCGAACTAGGTGAACTAATCAAAGCTGACTGTAGTCAAGGGCGTGGTAAAAACGCTGCCTACAACAAGCTTGTACGTCAACTAGCAGGTGATGAAGAAGATTACATGAAAGTTGGCTACATTGGATTACAACACTTACTAATCTACTTATCGCGTGGAAAGAAAACTAAAGTATCTAAATTTGTATCTGTTATAGGGTCTAAATTTGAAGCAGAACTCAAGTGTAAGATGTTTGAAGCAGAGCAACCAGCCTACTTCAACACAGTCATGCAATCACTAAAAGAGCAAGGTGTTTCATCTGCTATACATAAGCAGAAAGTTCTAATGAAGAAGTTTGGCGACTTTGAGTTGAACTGGTCAGATTGGACTACACAAATGAAAACACATGTAGGTACGAGAGTACTTCGTAGCATAGTTAAAGTCATGGACGACTTAATATTCCTACAAAAGAAGTTAGTACAAGGTAAAACTGATTTCTTCATAGATACCACACCAGCGTTTGATGAGTGGGTAGAAGAATTTGAGAGGGAACGGGGCATACTATACCCTAGACACCTACCGTTAAAACAGCCACCCCTTCCGTGGGAGCATCAACATTCAGGAGCATATTACTCATTCGCTATGAAGCTACCTTTCATAAAGTGTAGAGGTAAGCGAGCAGCGGATTTCATCAAGAGTAATCCTCCCAAGCAGCACTACAAAGCTGTAAACAAGATGCAACGAACATCATGGCAGATAAACGAGGATGTCCTTCGCGTACAAGAAGCTGTATTTCAAGATAAGAAATTAAGCATAGGTATGCCTAGTAGAGAGCAGACAGTAATGACCCCGTTCCCTCAACACCTAGAGAACTTAGAAAAGGAAGACTTAACTCCAAGACAGAAAGAAGAGATTGTAAGTTGGAAACAACTACGTAAGCGCCAGTATGATGATGAGCGTAAGCGTAAAGGTAAAGTATTAAGCTTTAGACAATCACATCTACTAGCACAAGAACTTCGTACATGGGATGAACTATACTTCGCGTATAACTGTGACTTCCGAGGACGTATATACTGTGCTACAGCAGGTCTATCACCCCAAGGTGCAGATGATGCCAAAGGTCTATTAAGATTCTCTAAGGGTGTTAGGTTAGGCGAGGACGGTGTTAAGTGGTTAGCTATTCAAGGTGCTAATACGTTTGGTGAAGATAAGATATCTTATGAAGACCGCGTAAAATGGGTACAAGATAACGAGCCTCTAATCCGAGCAATAGTAGAAGACCCTCTATCTAATATAGAGTGGGGTGAAGCTGACAAACCTTATCAATTCCTAGCATTCTGCTTCGAGTGGGCAAGGTCAGACTACGGCAGAAACCCTAACGCACTAGGGCATTTGCCTGTAGGTTTAGATGGTAGCTGTAATGGCTTACAACACTTCTCTGCTATGTTACGTGACGAGGTAGGAGCGAAAGCTACTAACCTAGTTGACTGTGATGTACCAGAAGATATCTATGGTGAAGTAGCTAAAGTTACTACTGAGAAGCTGAAATTGCTAGCCGCAGATGGTAGCGCATTCGCTAAGATATGGTTACAAGTAGGTGTAGACAGAAAGTGTGCTAAACGCCCTGTAATGACTCTACCGTATGGAGCAACCCAACAATCAGCACGTAACTATATTCTAGAGTACGCTGTAGATAACTGGGCAAAATTCAATATGGATGAAATGCACCAATGGGAGTTAGCCAAATTTCTGACACCTATACTATGGGAGGCTATTGGCGAAGTAGTAATTGCAGCTAGAGCAGCTATGACTTGGTTACAAAGTACTATATCCACGGAGTTCTGTAAATGGACTACTGTAATCGGATTCCCTGTATTCCAACACTACCTAACAGGTAACATACGAGTAGTAGAGACATATCTAGAAGGTCGCTTACAACTACGTGTACCAGACATGGAAGCAGGAACACCTTACAGAGCAGGACAACGGAGTGGGGTAGCACCTAACTTTGTTCATGCGATTGATAGCACACACATGGTGTTAACAGTCAATGCTTGTGACCTACCAGCTTACGCTATGATACATGACGACTTTGGTACTCACGCAGGAAACACATCCAAGCTCTTTACTGGTATCCGTAGAACTTTTAAATACATGTACACTAACACAGACCCGCTACGTCATTGGGCAGACCAACAAGGCGTGTCAACAGAGGGACTACCTAGAGGTACATACAACATCGAGGACATAACAAATGCTAAATACTTCTTTGGGTGACCCCTCGCACAAAGAGATACTTAACATCTCTTCAATTTCAACAGAGTTGGCTGGACTTCCCCCAGCCGACTTTGACAAAGCAGTACGTCCACTACGTAAGTATCTAGAACAATTCAATGATACTGGTGAGTTAGCACAGATGATGTTAGTAGATAACGTCACTAACCACATAGTAGATGGGTTATATGTAAGAGAACTATTAATACCTAAAGGTTCACTAATAATTAGTAGAGTACATAAGAGACCACTAGTTAATATAATATCCAAAGGTGAGGTTGTAGTAATAGACTCCAACGGTCGTAATGAATACACAGCACCCTGCACTTTTATAAGTCCAGCAGGTACACAGCGTGTAGTCTTTGCTCTAGAAGAGTCAGTGTGGAACACAGCACATATAACAAACGTATCCGACCCTGATGAACTGGTAGATGATTTAACATCAGATAACTACGAAGAGTTTATCAGTTATTCGAACCAACTAACACATCAGGAGTTAAAATGAGTTTTTGGATAGCAGGTGCTATTGTAGTGACTTCCGTAGCGACACAGGTACAGTCGAGGAAAGCACAGAAGAAAGCACAAAGACAAGCAGAGAAAGATGCCTTAGAAGCTAACAAACAAGCGCGTAAAGCAGAAGTCTTTGCCGAAACAGAAGGCGAAGGTATAGGCAATCTAGGTAAAATTAGTCTAGAAGTAGACGACGAGTTAGATACCGACAAAGACATTAAAGGTAACTTAAGGATATAGTATGAATGTAGAAGAGATGAAAGCAAAGCATCTGTCTAATGACTTCGTATTACGTCAAGAGTTCCTAAGTGCGGATTATAAACGAGAAGAAGTTCTATCTCGTTGTGAGCGATATGCAGGATGGACTATACCTACTGTATTCCCCGATGACCCACTAATGGGACATGACGAGTTACAATTAGACTACCAATCGGTAGGTGCACAAGCAGTAACTAACCTGTCTAACAAGATAATGATGGCACTATTCCAACCGTCAAGACCATTCTTCCGTATGAACTTATCAAAAGAACAGCGGGACGATGTAATGTCCACAGGGATTAAAGGTGCACAAGTAGATGCAGCACTAGCAGAAGCAGAACGTACAGCAATGCACAATCTCAACGCTACTAACGCTCGTATCATTATGCACGACATTCTTCAACAGTTAATCATTACAGGTAATAGTTTATTACATATACCTAAGAATGATAGCCAACCAATGTGTGCTTACACTATCAGAGACTATACAATCCAACGTGACTTACGTGGGCGTGTGGTTAAAGCTATTATAAAAGAAACTAAGTCTGTAGCAGGACTAAGTGACGAACTAGCAGAGTTAGCCATAGCAGCCAACTACACAATGGAAGATGATGTCTCTATATACACTGGTATACAGAAAGTAGGTAAAGACCGTTTCTTTGTATGGCAGGAGCTAGAAGATTTATGCTATTGCCATGAATCAGTAGGTGTATATGACAAGGAGAATTTACCGTGGATACCATTAACTTGGAACTTAGCCCGTGGTAAAGACTACGGCACAGGTTTAGTTGAATTGTACTCTGGAGATTTCCATAAGTTATCAAATCTGTCAGAAGCTATAGTGGATTACACTACAGTAATGACGGACTTAAAGAACTTGGTTAACCCAGCAGGTATGACTGACGTTAGAGAGTTAACAGAAGCTCCCTCTGGTGCTTACGTACATGGTAGAGAACAAGACATATTTGTTCATCAGCCACAAGTAGGTAACTCAGCAGACTTCTTATCACACCAATTTGATATTACAGCTAGACGTATAGGTGCAGCATTCCTATTAAACTCAGCAGTGACTCGTGACGCAGAGCGCGTAACAGCACAAGAGATACGGATGCAAGCCCAAGAGCTAGAAAGTTCATTAGGTGGTGTGTATACACGACTCGCTACAGAGCTACAATTGCCCTTAGCTAAGCGTTTAATCAAAGAGCTAGACCCTATCTTTAAGGATATTGAACCAGTAATAGTTACAGGTTTAGAATCCCTATCTCGTAATAGTGAGTTAGATAACTTCCGAGCGTTCATGCAGGATTTAATTATCTTAACTGACGTACCAGAAGATGTAACAATCCGTATGGAGATGGGCGATGTTATTGCAACATTAGGTGCAGGACATGGCGTAGATTACAAGAAGTTCTTAAAAGACGAGAAGAAGGTGCAAGCAGAGCAGCAACAACGTATGCAAGCTCAAGCACAAATGACAGGTATGGAAGAGAGTGCTAAAGTACAAGCACAGAACCAAGTACCTCCACAGCAATAAAGGAAACTCAGCACATGATTTTCAATAGATTCACCCGCACGTTTATGTCTCCAGAAGAGGCAGGACAAAGCGGAGGTGGTGGGGAACCAGCACCAACAGAGACACCAGTAGAAACCCCAGTTACAGAAACGCCAGCGGAGCCATCCAAAAGTGAAGAAACGCCAGAGCCTACAAAGACGGAACCGACAGAGAGTACACTTCCTGAAAAAGAAGTTGACAAATCAAAACTCGAACAAGTCACAGGACTGGTTGAACAAGCTGGGTTAGACATGGTAGCAATCGCTGAGTACGCAAAAGCCAATAATGGCACAGTGGACTTAGACACTATGGTTGCACTAAAAGAGAAGCACGGTGAAGCAATAGCATCACTAATCTCTGACCAAATCAAAGGTATTCACAAAGAACGCTTAGATGAGGCAAACCAACGAGACAACGAAGTCTACGACCAAGTTAAAGACGCATTCAAAGATATTGCCGCAGACCCAAATCAAACAGGCGAGTCGATGTGGTCAGAACTTTCAGCTTGGGCTAAAGATAACGTGTCGAATGAACACCGAGCAGGTATCAACGAACTACTAGCTCAGGGTGGTCTTGCCGCTAAACTAGCTGTGCAAGAATTAACTACTGTCTATAAGGAAGCAATGGGTAACACCGAATTCCAAGAGGCAGCTTTACTCGATGGTGATGCAACAGCAACATCTGGTGGTGGTAAAGATATTTCAAAACATGAATACACTACGGAACTGAACAACCTGTTACAGTCAGGTCACCAGTACGGACAATCTCGTGAAATCGCAGCCTTAGATGCTCGACGCACAAAGTCTATCCAACGTGGTATTAAATAGCATAACTTCCTAGGAGAAACAATATATGCCAATTATCGGTCAACCAGTTGCGAATAACCAAGTTCGTGACGGACATCAAGGTGGTGTCGACTCAGGTAACGTAAACCCATTATACATTGAACAGTATGGTGGCGAAGTAGAACATCGAATCTTGAAAGAATCTTTCATGCGTCAGTTCTTCAATTTCAAATCAGTACGTGGTACAGACACAATCACTAACGACCGTATGGGCTTTACAGCTTTACAGAAAGTTAGTCGCGGTGTACGTCCTACTGACTCAAGCCCTACATTCGATAACATTTCTGTGAAAGTAGATACTATCGTATTAGCTCGTACCAACCAGTTCGTATTAGACGACTTCCTA